GGGTTTGGTATGATTAAAAATGAACAACAGACCCAATAACAGGGAACGACTCCACTTGGCAAAGATTAAAGAAATGCCTTGTGGGGTCTGCAATGCTTCTGGGCCAAGCGATGCACACCATATTGTCCAACATAACCAATACTTATGTATTCCTTTATGCAAGGATTGCCATCAGGGTAGCTTTAACGGCATACATGGACAGGCTAGGATATGGAAGGTTATGAAGCTAGACGAGATGGATGTTTTAAATCTAACGCTTGCAAATCTTTTCAGATAGCGCACAATGGACGCACTCAGTTGCCATTGAGACTTTAGAGGGACTTGTTCCCTCTTTTTTTTTGTGAGATAATAAATAAACTCCATAGGGATAACCATGTCTGGTTTACTTGAGCCATCCGTAAAAATTGAGATTGAGATACAAAGCCAAGAGAAAAAGGGCGAAGCGTGTCCAGTTGCCACAGGTGACGTAGAAGTCAATCTTGAGTGTCGCCAAAAAGCCATTGATAAGGCTAACTATGGCCCAATGAATCCCAATGAGCCAAACGCTGATTACTGGCGTGATATTTCAAAGGCTTGGAGAATTTCACCTGCACAGGCTAAAAAGTCTCGTTGTGGAAACTGCGCTGCCTTTATCCAAACACCTAAGATGCTTGCTTGCATTGAATCTGGTTTAGAGATGAACGGCACAGAGATGGATGCTTGGGAAGTCATTGATGCTGGCGACTTAGGCTATTGCGAAGTGTTTGATTTTAAGTGTGCTTCCAAGAGGACTTGTGAAGCATGGATTAGTGGTGGGCCAATAACCGAGGATGAATATGATGGGAACGACAAATCAGCAAGCGTTAGAGATGATGCAGAAATTGATGCAGAAGAAGACTAAACCCATGCCCGTCAGGGGTGAGCGTACTGCAAAGAACAAAGCTAAGAAACCTAAAAAGTAAAAGGGGACTGAAATGGCTACATTTAAAAGAGCGACTAAAATTCCTGCTAGACCGCAAATTAAAGCGGCTAAACAGTCAATTCCTCGGCAGGTAATTCTTCCTCAAAAAGCACAACCTGTTGTTTCTAGAAATATAGGTGGTAAAAAAACATCTGTAGCCCCTACAAATGTACCTATGCGACCTGCTGTTTTAGCAAATACAACGGCACAAATGCCAGCGACATTAAATCCTTTTGCTGGTCAAGATTTACAGAGTTTGTTTCAAAGAATGCAAAACCAAATTACTAATCCTACAAATCCTTTGTATAATAGTAATCCACAAACTAATGAGCCAGCACAAGCACCTACTCGTGTTAATTATGAATCGTATGGGTTTGACAAGGGACTTGTTGATTATTTAAACAATCAAAGAGAAATATCTGCTTTTGATGCTGGTATATCGTATGAATATGACCCCACTTCACAGACATTTAGAGGTAGGGGAATGGGTGGGCCAGTAACAAAAACATTGGCTCAAATACAAGCAGAAGCACAAAACTACGCAAATAGACCAGCATATGACCCAAATAATCCTCTTTTCCGAGCAGGTGGTGGTCAATTAGGTGTTGCACAAAATCCTCTAACTCGTGCGCCAGTAATGGGTGAATCCTCTGTAGGTACTATTGGCTATCCTGCTGGTGGAGGCACTACTACTTATCAAAGTGGTTTTGGACAGCCATTAGTGCCATACACACCAAATTTACCTAGTTATCAGAATACTCAACCCTTTAATGGCATACAACAAATGCAGGGTCAATTAGGTATGCAGCCACAGCAAAACTTTGGCTCTATGCCTAATTACAATCAACAAGGTTTAGGTAGTATGGGACAGTCTGCTTACAATCCTATGATGGGCAATAATATGGCTCAACCCTTTAATCAAACAATGCCACAAACAGGTTTTGTTCCTATGGGTGGCTATGACCCACAAAATACAAGCTATGGTAGTTTTGGTGCTATCCAACAACCTATGGGTGGATTCCAAAACATTGGTTCATTACTTGGGATGGGTTAAAAATGAACGGATTGTACGCAAATATCGCTGCAAAGAAAAAGCGTATCGAGGCTCAAAAGGCTGCTGGGAAAACTCCAGAGCGTATGCGTAAGGTAGGCTCAAAAGGCGCACCGACTGCGGATGCGTTCAAGCAAGCAGCTAAGACTGCTAAAAAGAAATGATTAAACGAGGTTCTGAGCAGTTTTCTGGCTACAACAAGCCCAAAGCTACTCCTAGCCATCCAACTAAGTCTCACGCTGTTTTAGCTAAGTCTGGTGAGGATGTAAAGCTAATCCGCTTTGGTCAACAAGGGGCTAAAGGCTCACCTGATGGCACGAAGCGTAACGAAGCGTTTAAGGCTCGTCACGCTGAGAACATTGCCAAGGGTAAGATGAGTGCAGCGTATTGGGCTAACAAAGTTAAATGGTGAACAACATGAAAATGACAAAAGCTGGTCAGAAGAAAGTTGGCAAGGTAATGGGTGAGTACAAAGAAGGTACTCTGCACTCTGGTAAAGGCGGTAAGGTTGTAAAGAGCCGTGACCAAGCTATTGCTATTGCTATGGCAGAAGCTGCTAAGAAAATGGGTAGGATGAAATAAAACCTTGGCTAGTGGTATAAACTAGCCTTTTAACTTCACCAACCCGAAAGGGAGTGATACAACATGACACAAAATCGTAAATTAGAATGGCGTTCAGTATCTACATTGATTCCATACGCTAGGAATTCACGCACACATTCTGATGAACAGATTGCTCAGATAGCAGCAAGCATTAAAGAGTTTGGGTGGACTAACCCAATTCTTATTGATGGCGACAACGGCATCATTGCAGGTCATGGCAGACTCTCTGCTGCTCGTAAGCTAGGACATGAGGAAGTTCCAGTTATAGAGCTAAAAGACCTAACCGAAACCCAACGCAAGGCTTACATCATTGCCGACAACCGCCTAGCCTTAAACGCAGGGTGGGACAACGAGATGCTGACCATTGAGTTAAACGACTTACTGGCTGACAACTTTGCTTTGGACATATTAGGGTTTGACCCTAAAGAGTTAAGTGCTTTGCTTGAGCCTGAAGTGGTGGAAGGGCTGACAGACGAGGATGCCGTTCCTGATGTGCCTGATGAGCCTAAGACTAAATTAGGCGACATTTACCAACTTGGTAATCACAGGCTTATGTGCGGTGACAGTACCAGCGTGGATGCTGTTGAAGCCCTATTGCAAGGCCAACGGGCAGACATGGTATTTACAGACCCGCCATACAATGTGGCATTTAATGGGCGTAGTGGTAAGTTTGATGTAATTAAAAACGATGACTTGCCTGATGACCAATTTGCCCAATTTATCCAAGATTGGTTACAAACCTTTGAAGCGTTCCGACCAAACAGTTATTACATTTGCTGTAATTGGGCGTTTTACGGCATTTTGCAAAGCGCTTTAAAACCTAAGGCTTGCATTGTTTGGGCTAAAAACGTATTTGGTTTGGGTAGGGGTTACAGGCATCAACATGAATTTATTGTGTTTGATGGCTTAATTGACCCAGACATTAAAAACGAATCAGACTTATGGAATATTGCTAAAGATAGCAAATATGTTCATCCAACTCAAAAGCCTGTGGCTATAAGCGAACGTGCCATCAAAAACAGTACAAAGTCTAAAAACATTGTTTTGGATTATTTTGGTGGCTCTGGTAGCACTTTAATAGCTTGCGAGAAGCAAAACCGTCATGCCAGACTTATGGAATTAGACCCAAAGTATTGCGATGTCATAGTAAAGCGATGGGAAGACTTTACTGGTAAAAAAGCTATGTTAGTAAACGCTAACGAAGAACTTTCGGAGATATAAAATGCAACAGGGTAAAAAATATGAGCCTACTGATGAGAACAAGAAGCTAGTAAAGACTCTGGCTGCTGTTGGCATTACCTTTGAAGACATAGCTACCAAGCTAGAGATTAGTTCCGATACGTTGGTGAAGTATTACAAGAAGGAACTGGACGATGGTCGCATCGATGCTAACGCTAGTATTGGGCAGACCTTGTTCCAGCAAGCAAAGAATGGCAATACTGCTGCTGCTATCTTTTGGTTAAAGACTAGGGCTAGATGGAAAGAAACCCATGCTGTTGAGCATAGTGGGCCAGAAGGTTCTGAACTGGTCATTAAATGGCAGAGTTAATAATTCCTTATAAGCCAAGGGAACACCAGTTAAGGGTGCATCAATTATTAGAAGGCAAACGCTTTGCGGTAGTGGTTGCTCATAGGCGGTTCGGTAAGACTGTTGCTGCCCTAAACCACATCATTCGTGAATCGTTGCTTAACCAAAAAGAAGCCCCAAGGTACGCCTATATAGCCCCGACCTACGGACAAGCCAAGCGAGTGGCGTGGGACTACCTTGTTAAGTATGCAGAGCCGTTAGGTGGGACAACGAACATATCTGAATTAAGGGTGGACTTTTGGGGTAGGCGCATCCAGTTGTACGGCTCTGACAATCCCGATTCACTTCGTGGTCAGTATTTTGATGGGGTAATCCTAGACGAGATTGGCGACCAAAACCCTAAGATTTGGACAGATATATGCAGACCTGCCTTGGTTGACAGACGGGGCTGGTGTCTTTTCATCGGCACACCTAAAGGACATAACCATTTTAAAGAACTTAGGGATAGGGCTGAGAAAGAGGATGAGTGGGGTTTGCTAGAGTTCAAAGCCTCGGAGACAGGGGTAGTGGATGAGGTAGAACTAAAGGCTGCTCGTAATGAGATGGGGGAGGATAAGTACCGCCAAGAGTTTGAATGTAGCTTTGATGCTGCTGTAGAAGGCTCTTACTATGGGCAAATCCTCAACGAGTTAGAAGACAAGAAGCATATGCAAGAGATTCCCAGAGAGGAATTAAGCAGAACTTTTACTGCTTGGGACTTAGGAATGGGTGACTCTACGTCTATCTGGGTGGCTCAGTTAGTGGGTACTGAGGTGCGCCTTATCGACTATTATGAGAATCATGGCGTAGGACTTGACCACTATGTGAAGTGGATTAAGGATAACGACTACTCAAAAGCAGAGCATATTCTGCCCCATGACGTAAGAGTTAGGGAACTAGGCACAGGTAAAAGCCGATTAGAAATGCTTGAGGACTCAGGACTAGAGGTCAAAATAGCCCCGAGAATGGGACTTGACGATGGCATCCAAGCAGTAAGGCGACTGCTGCCAAGGTGCTGGTTTAATGTTCCTAAAGTGCAGAATGGCTTGAATTGCCTGAGAAACTACCGCAGAGACTACGATGAGAAGCGTAAGATATTCTATGAAAGACCACTACACGATTGGTCTAGTCATGGCTCTGATTCTTTCCGTTACTTAGCCCTTGGATTGGATGAAGGACATTCAACATGGTCTAAGCCTATTAACTCAGCACCGAAATGGATTGTTTAATGTATGTACAAATGCAGGGTGTAAATCTAGCACCTAAAGTAAAAGAACTTGAA